CGCCTGACCTACGCGCTGCCCCCACAGACCTACCAAATGTCGCCCGAGGCGTACACCGTGTTCCGTGAGTTCCAAGCATGGTACGAGGAGGCCAAACAGGACGAGAGGGTGCTGGACAGCGGGCCTGAGTACATGACAGCCTTCGGCAAGCTGGAAGGCTTGGCTGGCCGTTTGATTCTGCTGTTCCACGTCATCGAGTCCCCATTCAGCCCACAGGTTGCCCCCGATGTTGTCCACAGGGTTATCTCGTTTGTCAAGGGCTACGTGATCCCCGCCTATCGCTACGCGCTGGGTGAAGTGGCCGGGGCCATCTCGAATGACTTTGACCAGTGGGTGATTGACCACATCATCCAGAACAGCACTGAGATCACCATGATCGACCTGCGCACCCTCAAGCGGTCAGCACGGCGTAAGCTGGAGGGCAAGACCGAGTGGCAAAAAGACCAAATGGTCATGGACGCCATGCTGGTGCTGGAGCAGGCCGGGTGGGCTGTCAAGATCGAGGAGGAACTGCACAAGCACCGTGCGATGTGGGCCATCAACCCCACGCTGCCCACCATGTTCAAAGACTACCGGGAGCAGGTGCTTAAGGCCAAACAGCGACACGCTGACTACATCTACCGCCACGCCTATGACAAGGGCAAGGAGCGCAAACTGGTCAAGGGGTATGACCCCGACACGATGGAATAACGAAGGCCCGGGTAACCGGGCCTTTTTTGTTTACCTAGCTGGTAAAGAACTTTCGCCAACACTGGGCACAAATCCACCGGGTCGGTGACATCTGCACCCCGCCCTCGGGCAGTCGGGGTCTGTTGCAGTCGTTACAGTGGGTCAACGGTCTTCTCCTTGATCGTGGCCCATGCCACTTGGGCACATCGGGCGCACTGGTAGTGGTACTGGGTGCGGTGCTGCGAGGGGGTCAACAGCCAGCGGTGTTTGCAGTCGGTCATAGTCCTAACTCCTTGAGTGCGTTTTGAAGGCCAGCGAGTCCACCGACACGCTGGTTGTTGATGAAAATCTGGGGCATTTGTCGGGCTTCTGGGTAGAGCATGTTCAATGTCTCAAACCACAGTGGCACCTCGATGTCCCGATCCTCAAACCCGATCCCCTTGCTGTCCAGCAATCGCTTGGCCGTGGTGCAGTTGGGGCAGTTGGTCTTGGTGTAGATCACGATGTTCATTGCATCTTCTCCTGAATGTCCGAGGGGTCAACCACCATCATCTGCTGAAAATACACAGCAAATGATGCCCGGGTGTCGTTGCCAAAGGGCATATCGTTGACGCGCTTCATGGCTTCGCTCATGGCGCTGTTCCATCCCGAGACAAACACGAATCGGGCGGCGTCTTGGGGGTTCAGGCCCATGTCGCCATAGAGGCGGTCATAGTGTTCAAGTGCGTTCATGACACCCACTCCTGCCCGATGCTGCACCAGACAACGTGGTCAGCTTCCGTGATCACATGGCCCAACACCACATCCTCGACTTGCCCACCAAGGCGGTAAAACCGGTCCTCGTTGAACGTGGTCAGCTTCTCGCCGGGGTCCAACTCGACAAGGGCGTGTTGCTTGCCGTTCTTCAATTGTTTGATGTATTTGATCTTCATGGTTGACTCCTTCAAACGGGATTTTTCGACATGACCGAATTGTCAATCGAATCGGTTGAGCCGGTGGAATCGGATTTTTCGACATGACCGATTTCTCGGGCCAAATTCTTCACCCGGCCACGCTTGCGCGGGGGTGTCGTGCTCACGGGCGGCAAAAAAGAACCGTGAAGCGCGGGGGCCAGTGCTTCAACCAGTCCCAGCACATCGAGCAGACGGGCCACGGCTGCGCCGGGTTCGCGTTCGCCCGTGCACCACTTGCGAACGGTGAACACAGGGACGCCGAAATAATCAGCGGCCCGGGGTTCGTCAAGGTTCAGGCGGTCCACGGTTTGGCGTACCCGTTCGGCCACGGTACCGGGGGCGGGGGTTTTGGGTTGTTTCAAGGGGGTTTCGTTCATGGCTGGGGGTGTCCTATGGGTTAGGGTCAAAAAATGCCCCTGAACGCTAATTCAGGGGCTGGGGGTTACGGGTTCGGCGGTTACAGGTCGAGCAGGTCAGAGACTAGCGGGACCAGCACGACACCGGCAAGGGCAATTAAAAGGGCGGTTATCAATCGGCACCCCCGTTCGCTTCGGCTTCTTCGCCCTTTTCAATGGCCGCGAAAATCACAGACTTGTCGTATTCGCTGGAAATGTCGGGGGCGGGGTAGTGGCCCGCAAGTCGGGCGAAACAGTCAAAGAAAAATTCCTTGTACTGTTCAGCGTCCCCGTTTTCGTTCTCCCAGCGGGCCAGCGAATCATCAGCGGCGCTATCTTTCAGGTTCTCCAGTTCTTCGGCCAGTGCGTCCCGTTCGGCTTCGAGTTGGGCAATTTGGGCCAGTAGTTCAGCGGCCCGGGTGTCGCCCGCCATGTAAGCGGCGCGTTCTTGTTCTTCGGTGGTCAGTTGTTGCATGTTCATGGTTTACTCTCCTTCGTTGTTCAGTTCGCCGTCACAGGCTAGGGCGTGAAACACGCAAAGCCCGTATTCTTTGGCGGCTTCGGTGTACGTCAGGTTATCGCGCACTTGTGCACCGTAAGTCACCCGGAACCGTGCACGGGTGTCTTCATGTTGTTCGATCTTGATGGTGAACCCGGCTAGGGTTTCTTGGCGGCATGTTTTCATGCTGTCACCTCTTTGACGGCGCGGGCGGCTGCGCGGGTTGCACGTTCAAGCAACCGGGCAACTGCGCCACGGTATTCGGTGGGCCAATATTGGCCGGTGGTGTAATCGAGGATCAACCGGCCACTGTCGGTGCGTTCGATTGTCAAGCGTTCGCCCCGTGAAACTTCGATCAGGTGATCATCTTGAACATTGACGGCGCAGGCGAAGCGCAGCGCGGTGCGCACATCGTGCATTTGCTGGGTGATCATTCGAGAGTCGCCACGGTATGCGGTGACATCCCCATAATCCCGAAAATCTAAGCCGGGGTTTTTGGCAGCGTATGCGGCCAACATGCGCAGGCCCACGGGCAGCGCGTCAACGTTGACCCATGCGGGGAAAAGGGAAAGGGCGCGGTTTGAGAGTTTCATGGCTTTAAGTCCTTACAGGTTACGGGTTACAGGGAAAAGAGAAACACGGTCAACAGGTACAGGGCACCCAGTGCGAAGGCTGCACCCGCCCAAATCATCAGCGGGGCGGGTTCTTCAGTCTTCAGGGGTTCAGGGTACATCTCGATGTAGGTCAGGCTATGGCGGTTCATGCTGGCACCTTTCCCAGTGCAACCCATAAGGCGTGCTGCGCTGATTCAATGATGGCGTCCCAGTCCACAGCATCATCACAAATGGCGTGGGACTTAGCGACCATCAGCGATTCGATGCGCTCGGCGGCGACTTCGGCGGCGGTGCCGTAGTAGTCAGAATTGTCGATAAATTGAAGGTGAAAATTGCGAGTCATGGCGAAGCCTTTCAGGGTTACGGGTTACGGTGAATCTAATGTAACCCACTGGGTCCACATTGTCAACAAGTCAAAGAAAAAAGTTTCTAGGTGCTTTCCCTTACCCAGTGGGTATCACTTTTATCAGTGGTGACAAAGTGCCCTTTTATCGCTGAGGGTCGATTCTGGAGATTCTGGAATTCTAGTGCTTTTAAAAAGTACTCTGATTTTCGCCTTGCCTGCGCGAAAGGTGAAAGTGTCGCCACGGCCCCCAAATCGCATAAGTTTGACCCACTGGGTGCCCACTTTCCCCGGATTCTGGGGAATTTCCCCGGTTTCTCGATTGAACCCCGGACCCACTGGGTGCACTCAATCGGTGCCCACTTTGCCCGCCCAAAGTACCCGGACACATGGACCCACTGGGTTTAATTGGTGGGCGAATCACCGCACCCACTGGGTGCGCGGGTGCTGGGGTGTCGCCCACTGGGTCAGAGTTTCTGTGATGCCCGGGAGTCGCTGGGGCAAGGGGAGGGGGTAGGGCCAGCGGGTTCGATGGTCCGGCTACGTAGGCATCACAGAAACTCTGAAAATTTTTTCAAAAAGTAAAAACCCAATGGGTTCCGTGAATCTCCGTTGCGCAACACCACCACCCGTGATAGCATCACAGCACTATGAAACAAGAGAACACCTCGTTCGTAGGCACGGCTGTCGCCAGTGAAAACCAACTGCCGAACTGGCTGACCGTGCCTGACCCAGAACCCCTCAGAACCTCGAAGGCTGCAAGGGCGTTGCTGCATGTCGAATATGAGCAGATATTCGAGCGCATCGTGGAAGACATCTACCGGGGCCGGTCCCTGCAATCGCTGATTGAGGATGATCACCGGGCCATCTCGTATGAGGACTTCCTGCGCTGGGTCAAGCGTGACCCCGTTCGCCATGAACGGTTCAAGGAAGCGCAGGAGATGCGTACTGAGTTTCTTGCGGGTGAAATTCTTGAGATTGCCGATGGGGTCGAGGCCATCGACGCCAACTCGAACGACACGGTGAACCGCGACAAGTTGCGCATCGACACGCGCAAGTGGCTCATGGGTGCGCACAACCGCAAACGCTACGGCGAGACAAAACAAATTGAACTGGGTGGCACCATCTCCATCACTGAGGCGCTGGCGCAGGCTCAAGCCCGGGTGATCGAGGGTGAGGTGATCGACGTAACCCCTCGACTGGAGAACCGTGATGAGTGATGGTGGCAAAGGCTCCGCGCCTAGACCGATCCCCGACCCCCAGAAGTTCCGCGACAACTGGGACGCGATCTTTGGAAAGAAGCAGTGATGCAGAAACCCCGGTACAGCCCAGAAGACGAGCAAACGCTCATGGCACAGCTTTGGAGTCCTGCCCTCAAGGACGACCCCGAGGCGTTTGTGCTCTTTGTGTTCCCTTGGGGGCAGAAGAACACACCCCTCGAGCACTTCAAAGCCCCTCGTGCGTGGCAGAGGAGAGCACTGCGCCGCATACGGGACTTCATCAAAGAGAATCGGGGCAAACTGAGTAACGACCAGTTGATCGACGCGCTGCGCAGGGCTGTCAGTTCTGGCCGGGGGGTGGGTAAGTCGGCCCTCGTGTCGTGGCTGATCCTGTGGATGCTGAGTACCCGGATCGGGTCAAGCGTGATCGTGTCGGCCAACAGCGAGAACCAGTTGCGCAAAGTGACGTGGGGTGAGTTGACCAAGTGGGTCACGATGGCGATCAACGCGCACTGGTGGGAACCCACGGCCACGAGCCTGAACCCGGCCAACTGGTTGACTGAACTGGTCGAGCGTGACCTGCGTAAAGGCACCCGGTACTGGGGAGCCGAGGGTAAGCTGTGGAGCGAGGAGAACCCAGACGCCTATGCCGGTGTGCACAACATGGATGGCATGATGGTGATCTTCGACGAGGCGTCAGGTATCCCGGACAGCATCTGGTCCGTGGCTGCGGGCTTCTTTACCGAGAACATCTTGGACCGGTACTGGTTCGCGTTCTCCAACGGTCGTCGCAACACCGGGTACTTCTACGAGGCCGTGGACGGCAGCAAGCGGGAGTTCTGGGAGAGCGAGAAGATCGACGCCCGCACAGTCGAGGGCACCGACAAGACCATCTA